CGGGGTGTAGGTAGTCTGGCGCATGCTCTTAATGTTGGGTTTTTAAAATACACTCTGCCTACCACTGAATATGTCTGGTTTGTTACGAATGTAACTTGGACTGAGGGGCTGTTGAAGAAATTGGTTAGGGAAATGGATGTGGGTGGTTGGGCAGCGGTTCATCCTTGTTTTGAAAGTGATCATATTCATGCTCGGCCTGCTGGTGTTGATGAAACTCGGGGGGTTCCTTTTATAGAGTTTACAGCGCCGATTGTCAGAGTTGATGTATTTAAGAAGTTTCTCCTTGATGAGCGGATGCCCTATTGGGGACATGATCTTGATTGGGGATGGCGTGTAACTCAGGCCGGGTATAAAATTGGAGTTTATCACGGACAGCAACTTGGACATACGTATATTCGACATAACCGTCATAATCATCCAATTACAATTGAAAGAGCAAGGTTGAGACGGGCAACAGATCCCAGCACCAGGGTTGCCCTCAGACAAAAATATGGACTTGGGTGGAGAAAATTAATATGGAAATGAGTATTCCTCAACAATCAGCGCAAAAGCAGTATGACCTCTGGCAGGATAATCCCTATTATGCTCAAGCTGAGGAGCGGATGGACTGTCAGTGGAATGAGTTGATTTGGCCCAGGATTAAAGACTGTAATTTTACCCATGTTGTTGACCTTGCTTGCGGTCATGGGCGTAATTCTGAAAAGTTCCTACCCCTTGCTGGCCGGATTACTCTTGTTGACTTGAGTGATAACAATATTACATTTTGTCGGAAACGGTTTGCCGGCAGGGCGCAGCGTATGCGGTTTACCCGGACGACTGGGGTAGATATTCCATGTCATCCTGGAGTTGTAACCCTGTTATATTGTTTTGATGCCATGGTGCATTTCAGTCCTGAGGTTGTTTGTGCCTATATATATGAGGCACAAAGAGTCTTGACCTTGGGTGGGCATGCTTTTTTTCATCATAGTAACTTATCTACCCAGAATCCAACCTTTTCGTATAATCCGCATGCTCGGAATCATATGACCCAGGATTTGTTTAAATATTGGGTCAATGCTGCTGGGCTTGAGATTGTAAGCAGTGATGTTATTCCATGGGGGCAGGCTGAGTATAGGTTTGAGGCTCTTGATTGTATAACTGTTTTGAAAAAGGTCAGACTCTAATGTCCGGAATTGTAATACATAGTAGACGGGTAGTCTACTGGCAGATACCAAAGGCAGCATGTACAGCTATCAAGCACTACCTTTGTTCTGTACTGGGCAATCCTAATCCTGGGAATCCCCATGATGAGCAGTTATATACTTGGACCAATAAGGTCATCAAGGAATATTATAATTTTGCACTCGTGCGTAATCCGTTTAGTCGTTTATATTCCTTATGGAAAAATAAGGTTAGGGACAGTCTTGATATCCATGTATTTGATCCCAAACGACATAGACGTTACGGCATAGTCCAGGGTATGCCTTTTGATGCTTTTATACGTGCAATTTTGTCTATACCTTTAGATAGGGCAGATATTCATTATCTTCCTCAACATTGTCAATTACCCCAGGGGGTAACATGTATACATATGGAGGATGTCCAGGCATTTATGCGGGGAATTCTCCCTGTTGAGAATTCCTCCCCTGCTGGGGATTGGCATTATGCGTATGGTCCTGAAACTATGGGCATGGTTGTTCAATACTATGCTCCTGATTTTCAACGCTTTGGGTATCCGGCCACCCCGTGGGAAACCATATTGATTGATTGTGATGGTGTACTGACAGACGGACAACTTACAATTGATTGTGATGGGGAGAAGCTTTTTAAACGATTCCATACCCGTGACGTTCGGGCAATCAGGCAGTTAGTAGGTCTTGGATATCATTGTGTAATAGTAAGTGCTGATGACTGGCCTGGGATATTCCATTTTGCAAACAAAGTTGGGGCTAAGGTTTTGATCAGTAAGGATAAAAAGGAAAACGGTTATCAGAATTATATTGCAATTGGGGATGATGCGTGGGATGTACCTATGATAAAGGGGGCTGCCCTTGCTTTTGCTCCTGCTAATGCTGACTCCTCTGTTTTAAATTGCGGCCGTCCGGTAATAAGACTGGCTACCTCTGGTGGCCAGGGCGTTATGGCTGAGGTATTACAGAAATTATTGGCAGGAGTAAGATAATGAGGGTTGATATCGTTTACCCCCTGGCTAATCAAAGCAAGGACAAAGATGATTGGGAATTACGGTATAGTCTGCGTTCTCTTGCTGCCCAGGATTGGGTGGGGAATATCTACCTTGTGGGCTATAAACCGAATTGGACTATTGGGGTGACACACGTACCTATGGGTGATCCCTGCCGGGCAAAAGACGCAAATATCATTCGTAAAATCCTTGCTGTTTGTAATATGCCGGGAGTATCAAATAATTTAGTTATAAATAGTGATGATCAATATGTTATGCGGAAAATAGACCTTAAAGACCTTGGCCCATGGGCGGAAGATCCTCATAATTTGAAACATCTTGATGTAAAGCGGTTGGCTTCTCGATGGTGGCAGAGGGTAGTTGATACTATGGATTGTTGTACTAGGGTTAAACGTCCTCAGTGGGTATTTGAGGCACATATACCGTATTTGATTGACGTCCAGGCGTACAAGAAACACATGACCAAATTACCTTGGAATATTGGTAATGGCCTCACTACTCATATTTATTTTAATATGGTTGGGGTTCAGGCTCCAGCGCAGCCACCAAAGGGTTTTGTATTTCGTAATGGTCACCAGGAAGATACTGATGCGTTACAAAAACTTGCAGGCTGTACTTTTTTCAATCACAACAATACAGGTCTTACCTATGCAATTAAGGACTGGATGGCCCAGCGTTTCCCTGCCCCAAGTCCTTGGGAGGTAGTATGAACCCTGAAATACTGATAGCCCCGGCCTTGACATTATTACCAGCAGTTATGAACACTGCGCCGGCAGTACATATGGTTCTTGCCATTGGGTACCAGGAAAGCGGATTTACCCGGAGAAGGCAAATGGGGAATGGCCCAGCACGGAGTTTTTGGCAATTTGAGGTAAATGGGGTAAAGTCTGTACTCCAGCACCCTGCTAGTCAGCAACACGTCCAAAAGGCTTTGGCCCTAATGGATTATTGTGTTTCAGATGTTGGGACTATAATGAGGGCTATTGAACATAATGATATTCTTGCTTTTATATTTGCCCGGCTACTACTCTGGACCTTACCCCAGCCTCTGCCAGGCAGGGATGATATAGATGGCGCCTGGGCTCAATATATTGCTGCCTGGCGTCCGGGTAAACCCCGGCGTGGAGATTGGTTTCATTCATTTACTCAGGCCCGAAGGATTGTATTTCTTCATTCCAGGTACCTGGAATGAAGAGTGGTGGATAAGCAGGCCGGTTTGGGCTGGGATGTGTAATTGGATGGATTTAAAGGTCAGTCTCACAGTTATTGATTTAATTGAAATGCACCGTAGTTTGAACTTAAAAGATTATCTTAATCAACAAACATACACACAGGAGGAAAAGAAATGAAGACATACTTTGAAAATGGTCGGGCTAAAGCTCAGTCTGAAATAATGAGTAAGTATAAAGTAATAAATGCTGTTCTTTCACATTATGAAAAAATGCGTGAAAAGCTAGGCAGTTTAATTAATCAAACTATTGAAGAGTTTGTAAGAATTGAATCAAAAAATATAAAAACAAAAAAAAGATTTTGATACGATGTGGAATAGCGGACTGCTTCAAAAGACGAAAAGTAATTTTCCAGGGGCAGATCACAGGGAGCTAGATTATGTATATAAAGTAATACGAGGGGAAAAAGCTCCGAGATAAACATAATATAAGTAAACAATTTAATACACGGTCACAGTTATTGATTTAATTGAAATACACCGTAGTTTGAACTTAAAAGATTATCCCAATCAACAAACATACACAGGAGGAAAAGAAATGAAAACACATTTTGAAAATGGCAGAGCTAAAGCCCAGTCTGAAATAATGAACGCTTATCCGGTGTTGAATGTATACGGAAGCATTGTTACTAGGATTGGTGGGTATGCTATTATTGAAGGGATTGGGCCAGATGGTGGTTTTTGGTTTGCAAAAGGGCATGGTGAATTAAAAAAGTTTAAAACAAGGAAACTTGCAGAAGAACATGCGCAGTTATCAAGTGATTTTTAATATTGCAATAAATAAATTGGAAGGGGTTTCGAAATGAGTAGACTAGGCTTTGCCGCTGATATGGCTGGAGGTTCAGCTGAAGCACTGTGTCAAGATCTGAAGGAGTTGCTTGGTTCATTTGATTCCCCTATATGGGGTGAGTTCAACCAGTCGATGTTTCAGTTCTTTGGTGGTGATGCTTCTTTTCAGTAACTTCGAGATATGGGTGATTTGCTTGACGCAATTAATGTGTGTATGCAAGCGTTTCCGGATAAGGCCCAATGTCAGTAGTCACAAAGCGTAAAAATCCCAAGGCAGTAGGGAATGTGCTTAAACGTTGGAAGTCCTTAACTGAGCAGGAAATTGCTGTGGGCTTTCCTAAGGGCATAACTGAAGCCTATCCTGATGGAGAACAGGTATTGGACGTTGCTATTGCAAACTGTTATGGCACGTCCACAATCCCCCAGCGTGATTTTATGACCCTAGCGCAAAAGGGTATACGGTCTGGAACAAAGGCTATAATGGCAAAAATTGGACAGCTGGCAAATACTCAACAACCGGGTATGGCTGATGAGAAAAAAGTTATAGGCCTGCAAAATGCTGCCGGTATGACTGCTCAGGAAGCAATTCGGGAAGCAATTATTGAGTTGGATACACCCCCAAATGCTCCGGCTACAATTGAGGCAAAGGGTAGTAGCAACCCCCTTATTGATACCGGGCGGATGAAAGACAGTGTAACATGGGTAGTACGACCAAAGAGGAGAAAATGAAATGAGTATATTACCCCTGGATATTGCAGCCCTGGCTCTTGATTTCTTCACTACGGGTTATGCCATTACGGACTATGTATATACTACTGTTGATGGGGAGGACAGGAAAGCTGTTAATGCTGTTCGAGCTGACGTAGCTCTTGCGATTGATCCTAGTGGTAGTAAGGAACTTGAAAGGATTTTCGGTGGTAGTGTTTCTGATGGTGATCTGTTGGTAGTAAGTAGGGAGGTCCTGTATATGAGTGATATGTATGTTACGGGTGAAACTCGGAAACAGAGCGTTTTTACCTATAGCGGGGTGCCCTATTTTATTTCAGGCATTGCTGACTGGAATGCCCAGGTTGGGGTTCGGGTTTACCGCGCCAGCCGATACGTAAATCAAGGATAAGCCAATGAGTAGCCGGGGAACAAGTATTGGGGCATTATATACAGCTATTGGAGCAATTATCCTATCCTCAACTGGTCGTAGTTGGTGGAAAAAGGCTGGACTTCAGGCAATTCCACCAAGTCCATACGCTCTTATTCAATTAGTTGAGGGCCAGGGTATTGAAAACGAAGTTGTTGAAACTGTTGAACTCGATGAGGCGTTAGAAACTGGGGAATGGTTTCAAGAGCGTCCTTGGGGTACACGTCTTATCCGTGTTACTGTTGAGTTTTTTAGGGATGCTGCAAATAATAAGGCACTTGAGGCTGCAACACGTTTTATGCTCGCACTTAGACTTGAGGAACGGGTGTGGGATTTATGGCAAATATGTGGTCTCGTTGGGGGCTTGGACTTGGTTGATTTAAGTATGGCCTTTCGGCAGGATATAGAGGGCAGGGCATTGGTTAAGTTCAATGTCTATGCTAATATTGCTCTGCCATTGCCCCTTGATGATGTTAATATTTTTGATATTGATACCCAAACAATCAACGTTGTCCACGTCCAGATAGACGGCCAGGAAACAGAGATTGAAGTTGAAGTTGAAAACACTGAAAATTAAAGTGGAGGAACAACAATGCCCTATGTAACTGCAGATCAGAGTTTACCGCGCAGCCTGGACGTGACTATCAGTTTGAGTAGACCCCAGACTGAGACCAGGACTAATTTAACCCGGCTTTGTGTCGCATGTGAGGATTTGGGATTTTTGCCCAATGAAAATCGGATCAGATTTTATTCTACTATTGAGGCTGTTGAGAATGATTTTGCTGTTGGTACAGAGGCACATTATGCGGCCAGTGCGTTTTTCAGCCAGACCCCCCGGTCTGTACAGATGGCTCTGGGGGAAGTGTTTCTTGATCCCCAGCCCGCTTTGCTTGTAAGTGCAGAACTTACTGCCGCTGATATTACAGCTCTTGAGCTTATATCGGATGGCACCCTGCTTATTGTCTATAACCCGGACACTGAGGACAGTGGTAGTGGCAGTGCCGTAAGTCTTGAAATGACTGGTTTGGATTTTGATGGCGTTACAACCATCGCTGAGATTGCAGCCATTCTTGACGCTGCTACTGATGCCGGCCTTGCCTGTACAGTTCGGACCCTACCAGGTGGGGATGAAATTCTTGAGTTTCGCACCACTGCTACAGGGGATTACGTGAGTATTACGTATGCAACAGATCAGGGTACTGGAACTGATGTTAGTGCTTTGCTTAACCTTACTCTGGCAAGTGGTGGACAGGCAATGAATGGGTATACCCCCACGGGTATTGCTGATGAACTTGCCAGTATTGCGAATGCGGCAAATCAGATTGATGAGTATATTTATGCCTGGGCTTTGGGTGCCAGTCTGCGTGATGTAGCGTATCAAACCGCTGTTGCAACATGGGTACTGGCTCGGACTGCTGTT